CCCTTTTATTTTGCTTGTAACTATTATTAGATAGCGCCGCCGCCACCTGTAATAAGTGTATTTGTTGTACGTCCAACATTTGTACCAATGCCAGATCCTTGTGGTGACTGGATTGCGTTGTCGTAACGAATTGCAAGTGTAACAGTTGCTGGTTCATTGCTGTTGTAAGCTAATGAGTTCCAGTTGGTGTTTTGTACAAAACAACCATATAGTTCAAATGTTTCAAGTACAGTTGCGTCAAACGCTCCGTTACCACCGTCTAGGATCTCAATGCGTGTTGTAAACTTATAGTCAATACCAGATGCTGCTGATGCTTGTTCGAAGAAATCGAACTGCTTCTGGTTTTGCTCGCCTACGAGTTTCTGCACGTTGCCACCTACGTCATCGCGCAAGTTAAGCGTGATTGGATCCCAAGTGTGTTTTCCTGCAAGATACGAACGTGAGTTATACACGTCAATTGTGATCTCTTCGAAAGTTAAGTTAGGACGGGTTACGTCCATAACTTGCTTAGTAAGTTCTGTTCTTGGCGTACTTACTCCAAAGTTCTCCAGTATCACTCGAAAGCGATACTGTAGCTTTGGCATTAGCTGTCCCTGAGCGACCGCGGATTGGTCGCTCGCTAGTGGAACAGTAATTTTTGATAGTGTTGAGATTGCCATTTAAATTCTCTCCTTGTTGCTACTATTTATGCCTATCAAAGCCCTGAAATCTCACCAGTGTTTTTCAACCTTAGTGGGATATAGATAAATTCAACTGCCTTGACTGGCTCGATAGCAATGTCCAGATACAGCTCATTTCTATCAATTCTCGATGGTGTGTTGTTTGACTCGTCACATACAACTAGATAGTCATATAGTGCGCGTAAACCTACAAGTTCTAAGCACAAGCTTTCTGCTGCCTGCTTAATTTCGTCCCTTGTGATCTTATCGTTAGGTTCGAATAAGTATGGCTTTGAAAGTCTCTTAAGCTGCGAGCGCAGATATACTACAAGACGAACAACGTTGATTCTGTCCAACGAACTTGCGCTTCTTGCTCTTGTCTTTTGTCCAAATGCTACAAGTCCTGCACCAGTAATAAATGTAATTGGGTTAACATCTACTGAGTACAATGTATCTCTTTGTCCTTCGTTAAGAGCAATTGCGTTAAATTCGCCTTCGCTTGTTACATAGCCTGTTGACGTTGCATTAGTAATTCCGCCGCGTCGTGTACCAGCTGGTGCAAACCATGGATAGCTAACCTGATCGCTTAGTGCAATTGTACGTAGCATCATGTGGCTTGGGGGTACAACTACGTTGTTACCAAAGTTGTCACTTGTAAAGCCCCATGGATAGTAAACACCCATATACTCGTCTCTTGATACCAATCCATCATCGTTGTCTTCAACTGCTTGAGCAACGTTTGTTCCCCATTCGTTAAGCGATGTTGCATCTGGTGTGAGTCTTGCTGGCGAGTCTGCTACGATAAATGCTGTTAGGCCTCTATCAAAGTTAAGTGAGATCATCTCACCGATCAATTCTGGATAACCCGGTGTTGCCATTAGGTTAAAGATTCTTGATTCGTCGTCGCGGATCTCTTGGTTGCTGTTTACTGTTGCTTGGAGCGCTTGTACCACAACCTTACGTTGTGCCTTACGTCCAAATGCACCCGAACCGTCTGCTTCGTTTGCTGATTCAGTTACCCAACGATTAGCATAATAACCACTCATTGATTCGTCACTAAAGCGTATGTTATCAGAACTTGTGTTAACGTAGTTACGTGCAAAACGCTTTACGTTAAAGCCTGAACGACGTAGGTTCCAAAGTAGCATACCTTTTGGGTATAGTGCTGGATCTGGAGCATCAAAGTCAACAAAGTTGCTTGCTAATAGATCAACAATTTCGCCTGCTGTATTGCTGTTAGCACCCGAGGTGTTATAACGAGCATCTGCAAACAAGATACCGTCTTCGGTTGTTTGATCAGACTTGTCAACTAGTTCCCAATCAGCAAGTACATCATTGTACTTGTAGATAGTTGGATAGTTTTCGATATCTGCTGTGTCAATCCACAAATCGCCATTCTTTAGTGCAGTACCGTCGCTTTGTAGAGTCGGCTCGGTTGCAGAAACAATAGGACCTGCTGGGTCTGTTTTTTCGTCTTCGGTTACAGAATAAAATGGGCTAGTTGAATCTTGGTAACCAACCCATGTTGTTCCGTTATGAACCATAACATCGACATCGTCAACAACTGATGAATACCATAGACGTCCGTCTACTGTTAATGCAGTTGGTGCAGATTCTGAAGCTGTATACGAAAGTACTTGCCAGTTTGTTGCTACTAGTGTGTTTGTTGAATCGCCAGCTGGTGCTGCATACAGGTTTGTTGTACCGCTGTTAGCGTCTACGTAAGCTGTATAGCCCATCTCTGTTAAAACAGTACCGCTATCCACCAAACGGAAGTCGCCGCCTAGTTTGTGACTGATTGTAACTCTGTTCTGTGCGTCAACTGTTGCAGTAATATTAACAAAGCCTGCAGAGTTAATTGCTCCAGCAATAACATCTGCATCCGACGAAGCACCTGTTGCTGTTCCGCTAACTGTAATAGCAGCCGCTAGTTCGCCACTTGTTAAAATACCTTCTTGGATATCGAAGCTAAATGCACCTGCTGAAATGCCAGTGGATATAACCCCTGAGCGGATGCTAGTTGGACCAGCTGCTCTACGACGATATAGTTTATAGTTTGTAAACACCGGATTTTCTTCCGAGTCATTATACTTTGCATAAAGTGTTCCGACTGGAAGATTTAAGCCGCCGCCTGCTGCGTCAAGTGCATAAATTGCAGCACTGCCACTTGAGTAAAGTGGTGCTTCGACATCTTCAAACAATTGTGTGTCTGCATTGTAAACTTTAACTCTCCAACGTGCTCCAGCATTTGGTTCTGTAGTCTTTGACCAAATTGAACCTGTTGGGCGCGGATTAGTATCGTTAAGTTTATACTCAGGTACTTGCGTGTGACGACTGATTGTAACTGATGGCGCGTAGAACGTACCTGCTGTTAAACCAACATCTGCCATTAATTCATTAGAACCTTCTGATACAATAACATCTACACCAGTTGAATAAATCTCAATGCTACCATCAACTGCTGCCGCAGTAACTCCTGCAATTCCTGCATCGTTGATATCATTTGCTAGATTCGAAAGCAACGTTCCTGCAAGTGTAACAGTTGTGCCGTTAATAATAATTGTCTCGCCTGTTAAAAGCGTCGGATTACTTACTGTTCCGCGTACTGTTGGCCAGCTTGCTGCCCAATCGCTCGCGCCAACTTCTACCCATGTACCTGCTGTATTCTTGAAATACAATTTGTTAAGTGTAGTTGTTGCAAGCAGCACGTAATCACCAATTGCACCAACCGATGTTTTTGGTGCACCAAAGCTATCGACCTTAGTTGCATCTGTAATTACAGTAACTTCTTTAACAGTAAAGCTTTGACCGCCTGTTGTTGTTTGCGGATTACCGTTCCATTCGAAAATACCAAACTTAGTATTTTGTGTGTCAAACCAGTATGTGCCATCTGCAGGTGATCCTGCTGGCGCTGTTGCAGATGCTTCAAGTTCAGATAAATCAACATCTGCACGAACAACATATGCTCTATTAGAAACACCAAGCAATGAATAAGCTGCTTGTAATCCGTATTCGTTTAATTCACCTGCGTGAATTGGATTGTTATTGCTGTCGGTTTTAAACGATGGGTCTCCAAAAGTTTCTGCTAGATCACGCTGTGATGTAAGCAAGTATGGACGTCCTGCGTTTGCTGCCAGTGTACCTGGCGCTGTTCCGGTACCGCTTGGGTTTGCCTTATTTGATGCTGTTGCAACAAAAATAAGTGGAACAGTTCCTGGTTCTGCCGGTGTGTAAAAACTTTCGTCGATTACGCTAACTTCTACACCTGGTGATACTAATGCCATTAGTGAGTCTCCCTTTAAATCTCAATTCGAATTATGTACAGCTATAACTATTTGTGTTAAATAACTTATATACA